GAGCCGAAGCCCTCGCCCATTTTCTCAAAAGCGGCGGGAATTCCGCTCAGTGCGTTTCCGACAGACTTCGCGAAATTACTCACAGAATTTACGCCTTGACTGACTGTACTCCCCACCGATTCCATTGCCGAGCTTGTCGCGGCCTTCAGATCATCCCAGTGCGTCACAACCTCATATACCGCAAACCCGATCAATGCGAGTGCGGCAACGATAGCCAGAACCGTTGCGACCACCGGATTCGTTATGAAAGACATAAAGGCCGCATTGAGTGCAGAAAGTCCAGTGATAGCCGCCGGGATGACGCTCGTAAGTCCGTAGATAGCAAATGAGACGCGACCCAACAGCCCCGCTAGCGGAGATATAGCCGCTATTATCATCAATATAACTGCGGCGATCTTGACGACAGTTGGATTCATGTCAGACAACGCCTTCGCGACATCCCTGATAACCTCGGCAAGAGCCGCCACCATCGGACGCAACGCCTCAACGATAGGAAGCGCAAGCTCTACAAGAGCCGACTGAATCTGAGCCTTCATGCCATCAAGAAGATCGTTATATTCATTGAGCTTCTGGATATCCTCCTCCGAGACGATAAGGCCGAGGCTTTCAGCCTCTTCCCCGAGCTCGCGCATCTTCTGCCCGCCGTCATCGATAAGGCCGGAGAGCTCTCTCGCATTCCGTCCGAATATCTTCATCGCGTCAGCATCGCGCTCGGTCTCGTTCTTTACATTGCTCAGTGCTTCAACAACATCCCAGAAGATATCTTCCGTATCTCGCAGATTCCCATTCTGGTCCTTGACCTTGACGCCTATTCGGTCGTACACGTCGCTCGCAGTCGTGAGGCTTCCGACCATTCTCGTAATCGCGCCGGTAATGTCGTTCATCCCGACATCTATCTGTTCAGATGCATATTGGAACTTCTGAAGCGTTGTTGTGGATATTCCGAGCTGTTGCGACATAGTAGCCCATTCATCCGCCTGCTGTGCCGCGTTAACGGAAAGAGCCACCAGTCCACCGAGAGCCGCAGTAGCCGCCATCGACATTGCCTGTGTACTCTGAGCCACCTTGTCCGCAGTGGTCCCCACATTTTTCAAGCCTTGCGCGAACGTAGTAGACTGCGCCTGCGCCTGCTGAGCATATTGTCCGAAAGTCTGCTGTTCCTTATTGAGTGCCGTCAGCTTGACCTGAGCGTCGGAGATTTCTCTCGACAGAGCGTCATACTGCTCGTTGCCTGCGCCTGTTCCCTGACCTGCAAGATGCTCTTGAGCCTGCTTCAGCGCCTCGAGCTTTTTCGCGGTTTCTTCCGCAGACTTCGCGAGAAGTTGTTGCTTCTGAGCAATGAGCTCAAGGTTGCTCGGATCAAGCTTAAGGGACTTATCAACCGAAGTGAGCTGTTTCTGCGTGCTCGCAAGCTCCTTATTGACGTCTTTCAGCGCCTTTTCTATGCCTGTAGTGTCGGCAGTTAATTCTATTGTGATGCCTTTTACTTTTGTTGACATTTAGAAGCTCCTAAAATCGTCCTGTGTCGCCTTAACAGGGTACTCGTAACTGTCGTTGTCGTGCTCGATGAGGATGTCGATGAGCTCGCCGAGCGTCAATTCATCCAGATCGGAAAGCTTCAGACCCATCTGAAGCGCCCGGAGCACTATCATCGGCGTAGTCTCTTGCCGTGTTGTAGCTTTTACTTTTTTTTTGCGTTTACGCTCGCTATCGTGCTCGACAGGTACGTATCGATGATCTCCTGACCGGACAGAACAAGCTCCATCGGCTCAAAACCTTCGAGCCATGCATAGAACTCATCCATCGACAGTGAATTCATGTTAACGCCCTCGGCCTGCCTGTTCATGATGAACGCGAGCTGGCTGACAACATCCGCAAGAACTGCTGTCTCTTTCTCGTTTTCCGCGCTCTGCTGGAAGAGCCTGAGAAGGTCCTCGTTGAATAACTGCTTGTATCGGAACGGCGTCGCCGCATTGGCGGCAAGTTTTAATTCCTTGCCGCCGTCCAGTGTTATAGTCTTGACCATAAATTACCTCACGTTGATGAACCGCCGTTTGAAGGCTGATGAACCGAATTGAACCAGTCAGTGTATGTCTGCTTGGTCTTGTCGGAGATTTTACCTTTGACGATGTTATCATCTAACTTGACGTTGAATATTGAGCCGCATGAAAGGTTGAGCGTCTCAGTCTGAACCTCGACATCTTCTTCCGTAGTCTTGCTCCCTACGTTCGGACGTGCGGCTGTGACGTTGTAGAACACATGCCTTGTTGCGTCCTCATCGCCCTCGAACTGGAACAGAAGCGCGAACGGCTTAGCCGATGCTGAAGCCTTCTCGATCAGGATATCGCTATCCTCAACTTCGCCGAGAACGTCTTTTCTGAACGAATCAGGAATAAGTGCTATCTCAAGCTCCCCTTCATAGCCTGCATTTGCCGCGAATGAAGCATATGCAACATTGTCTGCGTAGAACTTGTTCTGTTCTCCGGAAGGGTCCATTGAGAGTGATACCGCTCCCGGGATAGCAACAGGCGTTGCGTATGTAGCTGTACCTGTGCTCGTGTCGATTGTGGCAAGCGCGTAATATACGCGGCTTAAACCGTATTTGATTTTGTTCGCCATTTCTTAAGCTCCCTTCATTCAATGATTGAGATTCTGTTTTATGTTGTCGATGAGCATCTTCTCCGCATGTTCCGCTACAGGAGCGATATGCGGGAATGCGCGGGCTCTTCCGCCGTTCCTCAGTGCGTGACCGTGTTCGAGCAGATGAGCGAGCTGATAACGCTTCGGATTGTGGATAACCTCTGAGTAACCCTTTTTCGTCTGGGAGAGCTTTGTTCTCTTCCATCCCCGAAGGTATTTGTCCCATGAGCCGTACCGTCCCGCCCCCGCAGGCGCTGAGCTCTGAAGCTCTGACACTGCGGCTTCTGCCGTCTGCATAATTCCCTTTGCCGCGGCTTCTTCTGTTACGCCCTGATATTCTTCGAGCGTCTTTATGATCGCCTGTGAAAGCGCTTCGGGTTTAATTGCACTCATATCTGAATACCATACTCAACTTGAAGCATGTCCTCATCTTCGATGTAATACTCAGCCTTATCCCACACGAGCATCTTTTCGTCGAGCATTGCTTCAATAGCGGCCTCGGACGTAGTGTCTTTCCTGTCGGAGTATAATTCGATGCTCACTTCCGTGAATTTCTGATATACTTTCGAATCAGCCACGAAGTTGTTTGATTCAACCTCCATGAAGCAGATGAACGGAAGCGCAGGCGCGGCACTGACCGGAAAAGCCCGGTATGCGACCTTATCCTTGAATGCGTTATTGTTCACGCTCTCCAGAGCGGTCTTTAATTCTGCCAGCGTCATTTGGCCCCCTTCCTCTTCGCGGTATATAGCTCAACACGTCCGTCCGTCCTGTTGTACGTCCGATACACGGTAAGCCTCTCTGTTCCGTCCTCAAGCTCATCTTCGCCGTTATATTCCGTCAAGCGGACCGTATAGCATGCCATAGGCTGAAGCCCCTGCAAGCCTGCCTGATAGAACTCGGACTGGTTGATAGATGACTTCGTAGCGAAGCGCGCAAGCTTCGTTTCCGTTGCAACAGGAACGCCTATCTCATCGACTGTGTAACTTTTGGATATTAACGATATCTTGACAGCGTTGTTCATTATGCTTCACTCCAGACTGTGTACCCGGAAGCCATGCCGAGCTGTGCCTTCTGTTCATCGTATGACTTCTTGAACGCATTCGACCGCTCTATCGAGCCGTGCAGAACTTCGAACTGATATCCGCAGTATGTGCAGACCGCTCTGATTATTGCCGGGTCCGTCGTTGTCGATACCGTCTTATCAGGATCCACGTCGCCGATGTTCAAGTCGATGAACGCCGCCCCGATCAGGTCGACAAGCTCCGCGTCGAAGTCATTTGTTGATATCAAGAGTGCAAGTTTTACTTTATCAAGCATTGTTTAAAACCTCTGGATTTTCGAAAGTGCCTTTGTACTGCTCCCTGTACTCCGGATATATCGCGATATGCCCGATATGTCCCAGTCTGACCGAAGGCTCGGCATATATCTCATATCCGCCCTCGGTCGCCCTCTGGCAGAACGCGAGATCCTCTCCAAGCTCCCTTGTCGGGAAGAAGCATGTTCCGTGCCTGTCCCATATGGCTCTCAGAATGTCCGTTTTCATGAGAACGCACCCGAAGCCGCATCCTGCGACCCTGAATGTGTTCGAAGGGTACTCCGCGAACCGCTTAATCTGAGGATATACCTCAGTGAACAGGCATGACTGATGCGGAGGTCTCCGTCCGTGCGCTATGCCCGATACGAAGCTTTTCCCGCTGAACTGGAGGTCGTCGACCAGAGTGTCCTGAAATACCATGTCGGCATCGAGCCACAGGACATCTGTGTAGCCTCCGTCCATTGCCGCCTTTGCGAGCGCATCCCTTGCACAATATACGAGCGTTCCGCCGTGAATTCTGACGTCATACTCTACTTCATCCTCCTGAAGCCTCCGGCATAAGCCGAGCAGGCTGTTGACGAAGTCTATATGCATATAATCATGCGCCGGTACGGCGATCAGCAGTCTCATTTCTTAGTCGCTGTCCTTTTTGCTGTCGTTTTGGTCTTAGGCGTCGCCTTTGGTGCTTTTACGGCTTTTTCCGCGACTTCCTCGACCTTTATGTCTGCCGTCTCGACCGTCTCTACCTTAACAGCCGAGCCGACGGATAACAGGAACTCCGCCTGCGCGGAGGAGACCTCAAGGATCTCCCCTGCGAAGTGGTTTATCCGGCTATCCCTTACGAGCCTTATGTACATTACGATGTCCCTGAAGGCTTCTTGACGTTGCAGAACCTGCCGCAAGCCGTTACGGCATGAGCAACATACTGTCTGCCGACTATCTTGACCATGTCATCCTCTGCCTCGGAGAGGTCGTCATACTTGATTATGATGCCTTCTCCTTCAGGATAGTTGAGCTGTGCGCCGTTAAGGTCGCCCACGATAGCATATACGGCATTCGTTGATGCGCTGTCATAAGCCGGAAGGCTGTTGTTGAACAGAACAGGCAGTCCCATGAAGGGATCAAATGCGAAGTTGCCTGCCGCCTGAGCCGCTACGAAGTTCGCATATGTGAGCTTGTTCATGATGATTACGTTGTCAACTGCTTCATCTGAAAGATTAGCAAATGCAGTAGCAACTGTCGTTACGGAAGGAGCCGCTGTGATGTTGGCAACGCCTGCCGCGCTTGAAGAAGCCGTTGAAGCCGTCTTGATATCGTTTACGATAAGGTCAGCGAGCTTCTTGACGATCTGATGCGTGAGCTCATCATAGATGTAGCGAACGAGTGCTTCACCGCCCATAGCGATGGCTTCATCAGATACTCTGATCCACTTCTTGATGTTGCGAGGTATCATCTCGACAACGCCGAGTGTAAGGCTCTCTTCTGTAGGAGCGGTTGTTCCTTCTGTATGAACATAAGCTCCGTCCGCTGAAAGCTCGAAAGCAACCTTGAGATTGCCCTTAATATTGGTCTTTTTAATTCTGGAAAGGATGTCATCCTTCTCCCATGCTGTCCTGATGATGTCATCAACGATAGCCGGTACAGGAACAGAGCCTGATACCTGAGTTGTCAGAAGGCTTCTGACTTCTGCGTCGTTCTCGCTTATGATGTAGCGAGCGAATGCGTCAACATATTCCTGTGACGCTCTGATCTCTTCGTTTGTTCTCATTTCTTTTCTCTCCTCTGCAATAGTCTTAACAACTTCGCCGACTTCTCCGGATGCAACTGCGCTTCTGATCTCAGCCTTCTGAGCTTCAGCGGCTTTGCGTGCTTCGACTTCGGCATTCAGTGATCTAGCTTCCTCTTCGAGTGCGTTCAGATCAGCTTCAGGAGCTTCGAGCTCTTCCTTGATCTGTCCCTTGCGCTCTTCAATCTGCTCGATCGTCATTTCCTTGAGTTCCATAGTCATACCTCCAATAGAATTCTGATCTTCTGCTTCTGTGCCTCTCGTCTCTCGCGCTCAAGTCTCTCCGCTTTCTCTGCTTCAATCACTCCGTTGAAGTAGTCGCGTGTTGATACGTTCAGCTCGGTGGTAGGGTTCGCCGGAAAGCTCACAGGTGAGACGTCATACACCTTAGCTATCCTGTCGATTACCCTTGTACGTGTCTCCCGGTCGTAGTGATCCTCGGAGACAACAAAAGCGAAGGACATCTTCGGATAATTGCCCGCCGCGATATCGGCGTACAGATCCTTTGCCCTTTGCGTTTTGCTTAAATCAGCTCGAGTGCCGAGACCGTGTTCATCTACCCACAATTCGACCGTTCCGGCAGATGTCCTTGCATATACCGGACCTGTATGGTCCACTCTGAACACAGTGTCACTCATGTCTGCATCTTCGAAGGCTGTAGGCTCTATCCTCTCGTAATAATCAACGCCCTCGTCCTCGAACATCTTATATGGCTCAAATGTCGAGGCGTAGCCTTCTACGTTATAGCTCTGCTCTTCTGCGGGCTCCGATATGCGGAGCTCCATGTTCCTGTACTCTCTCTCACTCCTCATCTCCATTACTCCCTTCATTTCCCTCATTTATTTTGTCATTTGCGTTCCAGTATTCGCCCCTGATGATGTAAGCCTGTCCTTCTCCATCCGGAAGCGGAGGAAGGTTCCATATATCACGCACGTCATCCCTGTTCAGCACGCCTCTGTCGGCAAGCTGTGCAGAGACCTCGAGCTTCTCCTTGTTGCTCATGTACTGGAGCCTGTTCGCCGTAGCCATGACATAATTGCCTTCGGTCTGTTCTCTCAGGGTAAAGAGCATCTTCGTGACTACTTCAGAGAACTGTATAGCAAACGGCTCGCAGACACCCTCATATATTGCGGTCCACTTGTCGCCGTATGCCATTGACTGAAGCATTTCCTCGTTAACGTTGAAATAATCAAAGACGTTCGCCTTGATAATCTTTTCTTCATCCGCATCGATTACCCAGGGATCCGCTTTGACCTGGTTGATATTCGAATAGGTATTCGGGAACAGGAGCAGGCCGCCGCCTTCTGCGTCCTTGCTGAAGTTCTCTTCCGTGAAGCGCTTGCGCTCTTTCGCAAGGTCATCGGCCTTCGTGAAGTTGTTCACCTGTGCCCAGAACCTGTATGTAGCCGCGCTCTTAACGCCCTCCTTTATGCCCTGATTTTGAATGTCTATCAGGTCGATCGTCGGGAACAGTGCATGATTCGTCTCTCCGAAAAGGTCATCCCGGTACTGGAACTTCGTCATGATGCCGCAGTAATCAAGCTCGATAGCCGCCCGCTGTCCATTAGAGAACTCGTAACGCAGATACGGAACGCCGTCATATGAGATAACCTCGCACCTCTGAGGGAGCGGACAGATTATCCCGGAAGGCTCTCCGTATATGTCGTACACCGGACATATGAATGCAGTGTTGTGAATATCTAATATCGTCGAAAGACGGTACATGAACTGGAACCAAGTCTGGAACTGGTTCGGCGCGTGCCTGAGTTTTGACTTCAGCGCCGGACGCGCCGCTCCGCCGAGCTCAACCTTGAGCTTCGCTATGTGAGTAGCTCTCGCGTTTATCGCTGAGCGTATTAGCTGTGATTCGTAGATAGATCCGTTAAAAGTCGTGAAATGAGGCGTATAACCGTTCAGCATCTTGAACGTCCCCTCATATTTGCCCTTTTCTTTGGGCCGATTTTTGAAAATCATGTCAAACAATGACATCTTCCTGTCCCCTGTTCTGTAGTTGCTCCCCTATTTCGTTGTAGTGCTTTTGCCTGACGCAGAATGCATCGGCAAGAGCCGCGACTAAATCTATGTGCATCGCCGGACGTATCTTCACGAGCCGTCCGCGCCCACGCTCCGCGCTCATCTTGATCGCAGAATTGAGCATGTGCACTTTTATCAGGTCATTGTCCCCGCAATGAACCTTGCCATCCTTGAAGAGCCCTTCCATCTCTTGAAGGACACCCCAGAGATTATCTCCCTGATACACATCATCCGTCCGGAAGCCGTAAGCCTCCATGTCTTGGATGAGATATTGAGCACTGTATCGGTCATATCCCACCATGATCGGAAGGATCTCGTAATCTTCAACCAGAGAACGGAACCATTCGAAGCAGTCCCGATAATCAATAAAGTTTTCGCCCGAAAGCTCAAGCCATCCGTTAGCTATATACTGCCTGTAAGGAAGTCCGTCCCTTGCTATGGCATCGTCTATCTTCTCAGCCGGGAGCCATGCCTTTGA